AGAGCCAGCATCAGTTGTGAATCGGTGCGGTTTAGATATCGGCATTATCAGAACATTGCTGCCCGGCAAGGCTGGGTCTGCAGTTGAAACTACAAGGCTCGCACCTGCCAGTGCAAAAGCGTTATTGATCGAGGATACATAAGCTGGATAGCCCATCAATGCACCTGCAGGGATTTGCGCGTCAAGATGCGCACAGGGCCGTTATTCTGAAAAACCGCCGCCAGCATGGGAGCTATTTTCTGCTCGGTGAGTTTTTCTAGTTGATGTGCATCGACGACATTATTGTTGATGATGACCGTTGTTTCCGGCCCTGTTCTGCCACCCCCGCCAGCGATATTGCTCTCACCCATTCCAGATCCGCGTGCTGCCCCGGAGCCGATAGCTTGAATTGAGCGGTTTATTTTGCCCAGCTCGATCACTAGATCTTGTGCAGCCACCGTTATCGAATCATCGATTGCAACTCCAAGGGCATCTAAACTATCGGTAGCCGCATCCTGTAGCGTTTTGATTTGATTGCCAAGATTCGCATCCATGGCATTGATGCTTTCCAGCAACTTCGCGGCGGTATCGACATAATCCTTTTGTGCAGCTTCCGTCACCTGCTGATAAAATGTCTTCCATTGCTCTTCGGTCCAGCCTGGCGTCATGCCGGGAATGTTGCGGAAAGCCGTTGTAGTATCGGCAGACATGCCCGGAAGTGTCAATCCATGCTGGCGCAGCCAGGTATAAAACTCTCTGGTGAGTGTCCCGCCCTTCAATTGCTCCAGCCATTGCGCCATCTTGGTGTTTGTTTGTTGGGCTGTCCAGAAGGCCGTGAAGTCCTCAGGTCTACCGCCGGCGGAGATAATTTTATCCATCAAAGCTGGCGACATAGTTCCGAATTTGAGAAAATATTCCAGTGTATCTTTGGCAGGACCGACAATATCGAGCAGCGTTGCTTTGAGACCGGAAAGAGAATTCTGAAATGCAGACAGGCCAGGTATGGCTGAAGCGGCATCGAGTGCAGAAATGTCCAAGCCAAACTGCTTATAGAGTTCGCGAAGCTTATCGGTAACGATATAGCTCTGTTGGAATTCCAAACGCAAATCTGCGAAGTCGTCCTTCAGTTTATTAAGATGCGCGTATTCCTCAAACTTTCCGATATCTCCACCACAATCTTTAATGCGGTTGCGCAGCGTTTCGGTGACTTCGCCCGTCTTGCTAAACCATGCAATGGCGCCTTGCAGTTGGCCGTTATTCTTGGCAAGTTCTGGATGTAGGCTTTGAAGCGAATCTATGAAGCCAGATATCGAGGATATTTCACTTTGTATCTTTTGCGCTAAATCTGCCGCCAGGGTAGAGGCCCTCACCGATATGCTGGAAAACCTCGATAAAGCTTGCGCCGTTTCCTCAATTTGTGGTGCCATCAAGACCGTTTCCCAATCGGGCAGTGCCGATACCAGAGCCTCGGAATTTTTGAATGCTTCCTTGAATTGTTTGTTGAGCTCGGCCCAATTGCCCGTAGCCTTCCCGGTCTCGAAGGCTTTGCTGAAATCAAATGTGCCAAAAGAGGTTGTGATGTTTTTGAGCGATTCAGGATTGATGAAGCCTGCCATTTGGGAGAGATATTTGGGAGAGGATAAAAGATCCTTACGAATGCCCCATGCTTGCGCCTCAGATAGCCCTAAACTGGCCGGAAACATGCCCGTCATATATTCGGTCATGCCGCCAGAAAATAATGGCGCAGTGCCATAAAGCTTGGATGCTTCCTTGATCATTGACCCAGCAGTAGTGGCCCCCTGCGCTACACCAACTAAAATTTGACTAGCGACAAATCCCGCCAAAGCCAAACTGGCGGCAATGCCGGCCGAAGCCGAGATAGCACCCAGACCCGCCGCCCCGCCCGCGCTCGCACCACCTGCTGTCGGCCCCATAGCACCATATGCAGCTATGCCACCAACCCCGCCCGCTGTTCCCGCTCCAGTCAGTATGCCACCAAGCGAGGCACCAATACCTGACAATAGCTGCTTGACCGGATTCAGCACAGCATCAAAGATCGCGCTCAACATATTCTTGCCCCACTGCCTGAATATGCTTAGCATCTCCTCGGTGAATCTTTTGCCACTCACGCTCATATCTGCCAAGCCTTCGGAAAAGCCGCTGACAATACTGGATGTCAGATCAGCCCATCCTTGGCGAATCCTTTCTGAATAGCGCGCCATCTCAACTTGGACTTTTTGCATTTCCTTCGTGATCGCTGTTGCTGGCTTACCCAATTCCTTATCCCAATCAATTCCCCGAGGTGCGAGGTTCGCCATTGTTTCTGACATCTTTTTGGCCTTTTCCCCAATATCCCCGAGCGCTTCCTTGGCCGTATCATGCCAATGCCCCCACACCTTTTCGCAAGCTTCTAAAATCTTCGTCCACTGCGTAGCCTCACTACCCATCTTGAGCCAATAGTTAGCATCCCGCTCCATCGCCTCTTTCATTGCTGCGGCATGTTCCTTAATGGCTTTAGCGGCAGCTTTTTGCGCTTTCTCCTCAGCTTCTATTTGCTCCTTTGTTTTACCAAACAGGCTTTCTGCAATCACTTTCCCAAATCTCTCATATTCCTTTCCGAATTCAACGAGCATGTTCTTCTGTGTCGCCATGCTCATCTTAACCTTGTCCTCGAGTTTCATTTCATCCAGACCGCGATTGACCCCACGCACAAGATCTGTGAAATCGCCAAGCATGGAGCCTATTCCGGCTTTGATGCTCGTGACAAAACCGGCCCACATTCGTCCAGTTAAATCTAAAGCCTCATCAAATTGCTTGAGTTTGTTTTGCGTAATGTCATCCCAGACAACGCCCGTACCTTTTAATTTCTCGATTTGTGTGCCGAGACTTTCGCTGCTATTGAGAATGAGCGGTATCAGCTCTTTGAGCCTACCGCCCAATGCTTCCTGAGCATATCGTGCACGAAGAACAGGATCCTCGATTGCGAGGAATTTCGCCCTCAGTTCATCGAGCAATGCTACGGCAGATTTAGGCGCACCTGTTACAAGATCATTGGCGGCTATGTTGAATTTTTTAAGAGCCTCGGCAAAATCTCCTTTCTCTCCTTTCGCTAGTTGAGCATTGAGCGTTCCCAAAACGCGCCCAAGATCCAAACCCTCCAGGCCAGCCTCTTTTGATATCTGAGCCAAAGCTTGTAATTCCTGAGTCGAGAGGCCCGTCATGGCGCTTAGATTTTGGAGTTTTTCTGCTTCAGCCGCCGCCGATGAACCGAGGTCAAAGAGGGCCTTCGCGCCCATTATCGCAGCGGTCGCCACCGCGCCTATCCCGATAGCTGTCGGCCCGAGCATGCCGAGGAAACTAGAGATGCCAGATCTGGCCGCTTCCATTGGATGCGCCGCAAAATTCTTAACCGCCTCGCCCAAATTCTGCATGGAGAATCCGGCCTTTTTGCCTTCTTCTCCCATCTGCGCATATTTCTGCACAATGTCCGATATCGGCTGACCTGTTCCCTTTGCGGCATCAGCCGCCGCCGTTATTTGCTTGCCCATAACGGCGAAAATCTCTGATTGCTTGGCGCCTGTTGCTTCGAGCAGTTTGAGTTTTTCCGTGAGTTCAACCGTCGGATTAAGCATGTTTTGAAATGTGGCGATAAAGCGCTGACCTGCTGGCGTAACTTTATCGATGCCCGTAGCTGCCTGTGTAGCCATATCAAGGGCTTTGCGCAAGTCATCCCGCAAGCCCTCTGTCTTACCCCCAATTTCAAAAAATAATCGCCCGATCATCGCCATTTATTTTCCTAATTCCTTGTCGATCACGGCTTGGAATGCAGCAACACCGGCATCATGAGCTTGAGATTCAGTAATGGCCGCGACAGTTGCAAACCATGCCCTCGCGGGCTGACTTCCAACTTGGGCATGTTTTGCATACCGCAGATCAGCTCCTTGTCCCCATCTAAGCGCTTTAGCCTTTTTAGCTTTCAGCGCAAAACCACGCCGGCCCGCATCATAAAAATAGCCATAGAAGCCTTTTTTCTTATCTGGGCCAACCAGGATGCGCCGTCTGGAACTTTGCGTCAGGGCGTTACGGTCGCGACCTTCATAGATGATTATGCTACGTGCCAGTCGGCCTGTTTTTCGTGGCGCTGAAGACTCCAGGGCCGATTTAACAACCCTTGCAGCCGCATCCTGCGCCGCACGAATCGCCCGATCAACTACCGGCCCGCAAATACGGTCGATGTTGCGGCGCAATTCTTCAAATCCTTCGATTTCAATGCCAGCCATTTATTTTCTCGCTGCTCCCAGCATGTCGCTTGCCAGCCTCATGCTCTTCATCAACTCCTGCCACGGCTTCGCCTTAGTCGGAGCCCCGCCGCCCGCCTCCATCCGCATATAGGCCAGCCACTCAATAAACTCTGCATGGCTGAGTCTATTTTCCAATTCACCAACCGTGCAGCATAGCCGCTCGGCTAGACGAAACTTTGCCCATCGGTCTGGGCGTTCAGCAAGTTTTTTTCAAGTTCCTTGCGAGCTTCTTCCGTGAGACCGGAGTATTTGAGGATTTGATCTTGGAGACGAAGGAAGGCGCTAGCTGGTTGATTCAGCATCGCGTCAACGTCTTCCGGAACGAAAAGGGAATTGCCCTGCTCATCACACGTTCCCCATTGGACAACGCAAAGAGCTACGTTTTTCAGCCTCACAAGATAAGTGGCTTTTTCGAATTTGGTCGCCAAATCGGCCAGCTTGGCTTGTTCGGCAAGCGTCAAGGAGCGGATCATCACGGATCCGCCCCATTCTGGAATGTAAACCTCTTTGGGCTTTGTACCGACGCTCAGGATTGCCTGCTTAGTGATTTGACCCATATGGTTAGCTCCATACCACCGGACCGGTTACGCGCAGCGTTACATTCATTTCCAGAGCACCGGCAATCGGCGCAGTCGGCTGCAGGCTTGCCACATAAGCTGAGAATGTTGCCATTGTCGCTCCGGTATCGGGAAAGAGAATTTGGAAAGATCTCAAAGTCTTGTCCGCATAATCTTTCAGTAAACCGCTGGTATTCCAGCCTTGCGATGGCGTATCAGGAAGGAAATTACATTTGAATGTGATATCGCCGCTATTGAGAAATGTCGGCTTATATTCCCGATAGCCACTCGTTGACATCTGGTGAGTGAATTCTGCAAACTCCATTGTGAGATTCGGACCAGTGATGTCTTTTACTTCCGCGATGGTACTGTATACTTCTGGTGAGGCCCCACTGCCACGCTTCAGCAGAGTGCCCAATCCTGCCCATCCTTGTGTTGCGCTCATATCGATTCCCTTTCATAGGCACCCCCCGGCTGTGCAATTCCCGGCTATAGAGCGCGCGGAAGCGATGCCGGGAGACATCGCTTGTCGGGCTGCAGACCCTATCCGCGCTTACCTTGGGAAATAAAAAAGCCGGAGAACTGCTCTCCGGCTTGCATGTGACACCCTATTTGATTTATATCTTAAACTGTTTGGCTAAATCTCTCCTCTGCATGTAACAATAGCCAACGGTCGAAATCTTCTGGCGGTCCGGTCATGATGAGCCGTTTAGTACCATAGATAATCTGCTGGAAAGCCGTAATGCCATCTCGATAGCGAATCCATATCCGGTACACTTGACGGTAGGTTTGTATCTGTTGAGTTTCTTCGTATAAATCCCCGCCTAACGGCTCCACCTTAGCTCGGATACTATCAGCAACGGTCGATACCAAAGTGCCAGCTCCGCTTGATGCGAGGAAAGGCTTGGTCACTTCTATAATGCTTATAACATCCTTCAATTCGCCGATAGCCGGAGTGATCATATGGCAACCTAAATCGGCACAATCCTATCCTGCCAAAGCAGGTTTTCGATGGCCCGCTCGATATTGGGATCCGCCACTTCATCCCCGCGGTGCTCATACAGGTCTGCAGTCTTAAGCATGATGGCTTGCTTTATTTGCTCTGGCACTGCTGCCGCCAATCCATAGCCCGCGATAAAACGGATTTGTACCGCCTGGATTTCACTGTAGATCGAAGGCCATGATTTGCCATAGGCGAGCGCAATCCGACCCGGCTCACTGTAGGTATCAACGATATAATTGGATATGGCCCATTCTGTCAGCACGCCCGCAGTACTTTTATATTTGAGCCAAGTCACGGATTGCAAGGGCGGACGCGG